CTAACGGTACACCAGGTCAAGCTGGTGCTTACACAATGATTGCCGTTGATAGTCAAACACCAAATATTTTATACTACCAATGTTCACAACATGCTAATATGGGTAACCATACTTTTGCTACATCACCAGTTGTTAACACAGGTGTATTTTTAACACTACCTACAGCAGATGGAAGTTCAGGACAATTTTTAAAAACAAATGGATCAGGTGTTTTAAGTTTTGCAGCTGTTTCTGGTGGAGTAACTTTTAAAGAAGGGGGCACAAATTTTACAAACAGTTTATTAGTAGGTACTGATGGCACAGGAACTTTAAATGCTGCTGACAATAATACTGGAGTGGGTACAGGAGTTTTAGGAGCATTAACATCTGGAGATGACAACACAGCAGTGGGTGCTTTAGCTTTAGACGCAAATACTACAGGTTCACAGAATATAGCAATTGGTAAATGTTCTTTAACAGCAAACACAACAGCTTCTAATAATGTTGCAGCTGGACATAGATCAATGGAAACTAATACTACAGGTGTAGAAAATGTTGCAATAGGTGAACAAACACTACGTTATAATCAAACAGGTTCTTGTAATACAGCAATAGGTAAGGCTGCTGGACTTAATAACACAACAGGAACAAAAAATGTAGCAGTTGGTGTTGAAAGTTTAAAAACTAACACAACAGGAACACTAAATGTAGCTGTAGGTTTTGATGCATTAAAAGCTAACACAACAGCTTCATGTAATGTAGCTTTAGGTTCTTCAGCTTTAGCAATTAATACAACAGGTGCAAACAATACAGCTATAGGTACAGTTGCTTTAGCAGCTAACACAACAGGCCAATATAATGTAGCTGTAGGTAAACAAGCATTACAAGCTAACACAACAGCATCAGATAATGTAGCAGTTGGTACAGAGGCTATGCAACAAAACACAACAGGTGCTTCTAACACAGCAGTTGGTAAATCAGTCTTAACAGCTAACACAACAGGTGGACAAAATACAGGAATAGGTAAACAAGCTTTAGATGCCAATATTTCAGGTGCAAATAATACTGCCGCTGGGTTTGATGCATTAGGTGCAAATACAACAGGTGAATCTAACACAGCAATAGGTAAAGATGCTTTAGATAGCAATACTACAGCAAATTTTAATACAGCAGTCGGTACGGATTCTTTACAAGCAACTACAACAGGTGGTAATAATGTAGCAGTTGGTATGAATTCATTGAAAACTAATACAACAGGTTCAAATAATACAGCAGTAGGTTGTGAAGCTATGGATGCAAACACAACAGGTGCTAACAATGTAGCAATTGGAAATGTTGCTGCATGTGGTAACACAACAGGTGGTAATAATGTTGCTATTGGTAATTTATCTTTAAGAGTAAGCACTACAGGTTCTTCACTCACAGCAATAGGTTCAGGTGCATTACAAGCTAATCAAACAGGTGCACAAAATACAGCTGTTGGTCTTAACAGTATGAATAAAAACACAACAGGTGCTAGTAATGTAGGAGTTGGTGTTCTTGCTTTAGCTTGTAATACTACAGGTGATTATCATGCATCAGTTGGTGAAAAAGCTTTATGGAAAAATACTACAGGAAATGATAACACAGCAGTAGGCTACGTAGCTTTAAGTGCTAACACAACAGCAGCAGTAAATGCAGCTTTTGGTGGTTATGCTTTACAAGACAATACTACAGGTAGTAACAACGTAGCAGTAGGAATTAGTTCTTTAGAAAATAACACTACAGCTGGAAGTAATACAGCAGTTGGTTTTAGGTCTTTATATTGTAACACAACAGGTTGTCAAAACGTGGCAGTTGGTAATAGTGCTTTATTAGATTGCACACAAGGTTGCTCTAATGTAGCAGTTGGACACTTAGCCGCAGAAAATTTAACAACAGGTGATTTTAATGTTGCTATTGGAAAAACTTCTTTAGGCACAGCAACAACAGGTGATTTTAATACAGCTATTGGATTTAATGCTGCTCAATCAACAACAACTGGTTATAGAAATACTGCTTCTGGTGCTGGCGCTTTGTTAAGAGTTACTACAGGATTTTGTAATTCGTTTTTTGGTTCTGATGCTGGAAGTCAACTTACTACAGGTGATGGTAATGTAGGTATAGGTAGAGCTTCTGGTACTGATGCTGTGTTTAATGTTACAAGTCAAGACAACAGATTTATAGCTGGTCACAACTCTATTACTAATGCTTATGTAAAAGTTGATTGGACAGTAACTTCAGACAAAAGAGATAAGACTGAAATTGAAGATGTTCCTCATGGTTTAGATTTTGTTAGTCAAATGAAACCAGTTAGTTTTAAATTTAAAAAATCAAGAGAAAATTCAAAGGCACATGGTATGAAAAAATATGGATTTTTAGCACAAGATATTCTTGCACTTGAAGGTGATAACAATGTTATTATTGATAATGAAAATGATGAGGCTTTAAAAGTAACTAACTCACATTTAATACCAGTATTAGTTAATGCAATCAAAGAACTTAAAACACAAAACGATAGTTTAAAATCTAGAATAGAAACATTGGAGAGTTAACCAATGCTTTTCGGATTTGCCTCATTTGCAGAACGACCCTTTTCTACGGTCGATGATAACAACAATGTAACAATTCAAGTAACAGGTAACGCCTTAGATATTAGTATCGGTACTCCAGTAGTAATAGCAGGTACTGTTGTTCCAGTAGATCCTAATAGACTTACTTTAGGAACCGGAACTGTTACAATTTCAGCAGATGCTAATTTTTCTGTTACGGGTAACGCTACTTCATTAAGTATTGGAACTGTTGTGGCTTCTGGAGGCGCTACGGCAATTGTAACTGGAAATGCGTTGACCTTATCTACTGGAAGTGTTACAGTAACTGGAACCGCTTTAGTAAATCCTACGGGATCACAACTAATAGCTAACACAGGAGAAGCAGGGGTCATCACTTGGAATGATATAATACCAGGAGTAGATATGACATGGACACCAATTGAACCCTTTTAAATAAATTATGGCATCATCATACTCATCAGATTTAAAATTAGAACTAGTAACCACTGGAGAAAAAGCAGGGCTTTGGGGAACTATAACTAATACTAACTTACAAATTTTACAACAAGCAGCTTCAGGTTATTTATCTTTAGCTGTAGGTGGAGCTGACGTTACTTTGGCTTTAGATAATGGAGCTACTTCAAATGGTAAAAATTTATATATTAAATTAACAGGAACATTAACAGCAAATAGAACTGTTACTATGCCTGCAGGAGCTGAAAGAGTTTTTATTATTGAAGACACTACAGTTAGAGGAACATCAAATAGAACTTTAAGCGTATTAACAGCAAGTGGAACAGCTTTAGCAATACCTACAGGTGCTGTCATGTTAGTTAAATCAGACGGTACAAATACTACTAAAGGTATAACTGAAAAAGGTTATAATACAATTACAGATTCAAACACACCTTACACGGCTGTTTCAGGAGATCAAATTTTAGCTAACACTTCTTCTAATCCTATTACCATACTTTTACCCGCATCTCCGGCTGTAGGAGATGAAGTAAGTATAATTGATACTAGAGGAACATGGGGATCTAACAACTGTATTATTAACAGAAATGGTAAACCTATTAACTCTGGCACAAGTAATTTAACATTAAATACTAATGGTCAATCTATTACTTTGTTATATATAGATGCAACAAGAGGTTGGGCATTTAAAACCAACACAGCATAAGGAGCATGGATCATGGCTCTTATTGATTTTAAAGTATTACCTGGAATTGATAAACAGGACACCACTTCAGGTGCAGAGTTTCGTTGGGTAGATTCAGACAATGTACGATTTAGATATAACTTACCTGAAAAAGTAGGGGGTTGGTCTTCTCTTTTATCAGATACTATTGTAGGAGTAGCTAGAAAAGAATTTGCATTTGTTGATTTAGACGGAAATAGATATGTTGCAATAGGAACAGATAAATTTTTACTTATATATTTTGAAGGTCAGCTATTTGATATAACACCTTTAAAAACTCCCTTAGCTTCTTCAACAATCGCAACAGTTCAGAACTCTCCAATTTGTACAATAACTACAGCAAGTGCACATGGTTTAGAACCAGGAGATATTGTTTTATTTGCTAGTGTTACTTTACCTAGTAATACAGGTTATAATCCAAACGTTTTTGATGATAAATTATTTCAAGTAACCTCAGCACCCACAACAACAACTTTTACAATTACTCAAAGTACTAATGCAACAGCGACTGTATCTACTGGAGGAAGTATTTCTGTTATACCTTATGAAAAAATAGGTCCCGCAGCACAATCTTATGGTTATGGTTTTGGTATTTCTCAATATGGTGGAACTGTTTCAGGAGCCTTAACCAGTGCTTTAAATGGAGTTTTAACTGCGGATACTGCAGGAACAGCAGGATCAGGAACTACAATTAATATTGTATCTAATGCAGGATTTCCAACTGCAGGAACTATAGCAGTCGGTAATGAATTAATTTCTTATACGGGAAAAGGTACAAATACTTTAACTGGTATTACTAGAGGAGCATTTGGAACGGCTACTACTGGAACATCAAATGGTCAAGCTCATGGTACTGGATCTGCAGTTACTGATGCCTCAGATTATTCTGGTTGGGGTTCAGCTGTTCAAGCTTCTCAAGTGACTCTAGAATCTGCCTTATGGTCATTGAGTAATTTTGGTCAAGTATTAGTTGCAACTATTGCAAACGGTAAAACTTTTACTTGGAACTCGGGTATAGCTGCAAGATTTACAACAAGAGCATCTACAGGCACTACAGGTTTTTCAACTACAAATAATCCAACTGCAACTAGAGTTACTTTAGTTTCACCCACAACCAGGCATTTAATTCATTTAGGAACTGAAACAACTATTGGATCAACTTCAACACAAGATGATATGTTTATAAGATTTTCAGATCAAGAAGATATAAATGATTATACCCCTACAGCTATTAACTCGGCAGGGTCTCAAAGATTACAAGATGGAACTAGAATTATAGGATCTTTAAAAGCTAAAGAAACTATTCTAGTGTGGACAGATAATGCTGTATATACAATGAAATTTATTGGAGCTCCATTTACATTTGGTTTTGAACAAGTAGGTACTAACTGTGGATTGATAGGTAAGAATGCAGCTATTGAAATTGATGGTGTTGCATTTTGGATGTCTACTAATGGATTCTTTATGTTTGATGGTACCGTTAAATCTTTACCTTGTTCTGTTGAAGATTATGTCTATGATCAAATAGACACTACTAAAGGTCAACAAATAAATGCAGGTATTAATAATTTGTTTACAGAGGTTATTTGGTATTACCCTTCAACTAATTCAGAATACAATGATCAGTATGTAGTATTTAATTATGGAGAAGCTATGAAAGGTGGGGTGTGGTACACTGGAACTGAAGCTAGAACAACTTACCTAGATGCTAGTATTTATCCAAAACCTATTGCAACTAAATTTAATAGTACTAACTCAGGTACTTTTCCAGTTGTAGTAGGAGAAGATGGTTTAGGTCAAACAGTACTATTTGAACACGAAGTAGGAACAGACCAAGTTAATCCAAATGGTACTACAACAACTGTTACTTCTTTTGTTAAATCTTATGATTTCGATCTACAATCAAAACAAAAAGGTCCTGATGGCAAGGCTTCTGGACCAGCAATATCAGGAGAGACTTTCTTAGCAGTTAGGAGATTTGTACCTGATTTTAAAAATTTACAAGGAGACGCTAAAATAACTTTAGCAGTTAAGAGATATCCTCAACAATCAGAAACTACAACAGCATTAAGCCCCTTTACAATCACTGCAAGTACTGATAAAAAGGATACTAGAGCCAGAGGTCGTTTTGTTAACCTTAAAATAGAAAATGATGGTGCAGGTGAAAGCTGGCGTTTTGGTACATTTAGAATTGACGTACAACCCGACGGGAGAAGATAATGGCAAAAACTTTATATGACTTAGCACTGGAGTATTTAAATCAGGGAATGCCTGATATAACTCAAGCACCAGGAACCACTACTCCAACCCCAACTCCAACTCCAACTCCTGTTACACCTCAAAATCCTAATGCTCCAACATTACCT